GACAGCAACTGACATAAGTCCTAATGCTGTTCGCCTGTTAGATTCCTCTAATGCGATGTAGCCAACTTTGACATTCTCTTCTAAGAGTTGAGTAGCTAATTGTCTACAGAAAGTAGATTTACCTTGACCAGTTCCTGCGGTAATCGTTGTAAGTTCCCCATAACGTATGCCATGAGTCTTTTCTTGTAGTCCTGACCATTTATATTTATGGTCACATGGAGGGCTAGGTGTAGTAACAGCTTCTAATAAAGATTTACCATCAACTATCCCGTCCGGTTGATATTCTTTAGCATCCCAGATAGCTCTTCTAATAGCGTCTTTATCGTTCGCTTGGAGAGCATCTGATGCATCTTTGTATTTTTCGAGCCTTGCAATCTTGACCTTCCCTGAAGGTAGGATTGATGCTGCTTCCTCAGTGGCTTTTCTTCCTGCGTCATCGTTGTCGAAGAATAAGACGATTTCCTGATAGCCTTGTAATAAAGGTATTTGTTTTTGAAGGTCTTTTTTGGCTCCCGCTGCCCCATGTGGTAGCGAAACCATCGGCCAGTTCTCCATCGCTTCATAACAGCTAGCAGCATCTAGTTCACCTTCAGTAATAACAATACGTTTACCGCTAGTAGGGAATAAATGCTGACCAAATAAGGTATCCGTGGAAACTCCTTCATATTTAAACTGTTTTAATTTTGTTTTGGTTTTGAATCCTTGTAAGCGTCCAGAGCCATCGAAATAAGGGAAGCGTAAGTGTGTCTCGTCTCTGTAGATTTTGTAGAATTCGCAGGTTTTTTCACTGATGTTTCGTTTTTGCAGCCTTTGGGCTGATCCTTTAAAAGTGACATTGCTTGGCATTTGATGAGTGTGTTGGGTGTCGTTGCCTGCTGTGTAGTGTTGGCAACTGAAACAGTAGGTGTGACCATCCGTGTATATGCCATTGGCATCGGATGATCCACAATTACTGCATGGTTCGTGTCGTATGAATTCGCTTTCCGTCATGTCAACCAATCAATTGGTATGGCGTGAAATGCACACCATTTAATTCCATATCTCTTGCACCATTGTGCATAGGTCGTCTTTGATTTTTTGCTAATTTTTTTATAGGGGTCTTGGAAGACCATACGTAAATCTATATCTGGATTTTCTGCAATTACTTGTCGAACTTTCCTTCTATCTTCTGGTCGCCAATATCCCTTCGTTTCTAGCACAACTCCGTTGGGCAGAACAAAATCAGGTGTGTATAAGTGTTGAATGGTATATGAAAAACTTACGCTTTCATATTCATAATTAACACCTAACTCACATAAAAGATCAGAGACTTTTTCCTCTAATCCTGATTTGAACATTAGAAATCATCGTCATCAACAACAACTTCCATTGATGGAGTAACGTTTGGATCGTCAGTTTTAAAACCGCTCGTCTTACCAAACAATTCAGCTACGCCACCTTCGTCCAAGTCTCCTGTATCCACACCAGCACCGGCTTGAATGCTGACAATTTGAATACCCGATAACTTAAGGCTAGTACCGTAGGTAACGCCATCGCGCAGTATATAAGGCTTTTGATGAAAGCCAAGCTTAACTTTCGAGCCTTCATACACAGGTGTATCAACGTTTGTTATAGGTGTCCCTTCTGTATCTACAACAGGAGGTCTTTTATCTTCAGCCCATGAAAACTTAATTATAAACTTTCCATCAGCTACTTCTTCCCAAGGTTCAGGTCTACATGTAGATCTCTTTGGGTTCTTCAGCTTTGACTCTGCCCATTTAAGACAGTCAGCTCTTTCTTCCTCAAGTGCTTCGACTACATCACTTCCAACTACTGCCTTTAGTGAGTAACCAAACTTACTTGGTTTTAATATCGCCTGATAACCTTCAAGGGTTACAGGATCTTTTGTTACGTGTATGTTTTTCATTAACAGAAAAAATAAG